TATTATTAAACCTCTAACAAGTAAAAATGTATTGTTTGATGATTTACCTGAATTCTATACATCTAAAGAATTTAAAGATTTTCCTAAGATATTACAAAGTAGTAATGTAAGTATGGCAAGAAGGGCTATTACGGCAGGGTCTGAACCTATTGTAGAACTTGATGATTACATTAAAATAAATTCATTTTTATATAAACTATCTGTAAAAGAACAATTATATTACAGCGATAGTTTGAATACACAATTTGAAGATGCTGTTGATGCTTATACAAAATTTTTCTCTCATGTAGATTCTATTGTTGATGAAGATGATAATGTTAGAATGCCGGATATTATAGATAATACAACAATTATGTTTGGTGATACTTTATACGAAATTGCTAAGGCAACTGAAAGTGATAGCGAATTGAATGAAATAGAATTTATGGGAGAACCTTTACCTTATTGGAATAAAAAACAAGAAGAAACAGGGGCTTCTGTTGAAAGCCTAATTAGATTAGTAGATTCACCAGAATGGGAAAGATTTGTTGCCGAATCAACAATTAAAGGTATAAAAACACAAAACGAAAGATTAATTAAAAGATTAAAAAGTAGTGATTTAAAATTAACAGGGCCGATAACCCATGCTATGCTTCAAGCAACAGATATGATTAGAAAAATGAATGGGGAACAAATATACTATGCAAGATATGATATTTCAGAAATAGACGATATAGAATATGTTGTTAATCTAATAGAAAAAGAAAATAATGTTGATTTATATGGTATAGATATTTATAATATAGTTAAAAGTCAATCTTCCTTTAATGATATAGCAAATAATTTAGGTTTATCAACCGAAATAGTGTATAAAGTTAAGGGGTTATTTAGATGAAAATAACATTTAAGATTGAACCCGCAACTGTTAGTGAATCAGTTTATATTTCTAAGTTCAAAGAAGATTGGAATTATGAAAGAAAGTCAAGAGGTGATATGAGTGCAATTACATTTACTTCACCAAATAGGGTATTTTTTATTGCTACGATATTAACCCCTAAAGAATATGAAGGTAAATTAGCAGGCTATTGTGGTTATGGTATACATTCCGATGTTATTATAGAACAAGGTTCTTATGTTTTAGGTGGCCTTGCTGTAACAAAAGAAGGTAGTAATGCTATAAATTTAAGAGGAAATGGTGTTTATTCTGCTTTAAGAAATAAAAGAAATAATGTTGTAGAAAAACTCGCTAAAGAAAAGGGTGTACCATTTTTAGTTTTATTAGGATTAAAATCAACAGCACATGAATATTATAGAAATAGAGGATATGTAGAAAATTCTGAAAATATCCCAGAATGGTGTTTAAATAAAATAAAAGGAACAGGTAAAACTTGGTTTGTTTATAATGAAAATATTGCTATGAAGAAAGCATGGGATATAATAAAAGGTAGGTGAAGGTAATGGATTTACTTACAGAAATGGATTTAGAAATGTCTAAAGACAATTTTCCTTATTTTTTTGAAAAGGTATTAGGTTATGAGTTAGCAGATTTTCATCAGGAATGGTTAGACCTTGTAAATAATACTTCACGCACAGTAATTATTTGTAGTCGTGACCACGGAAAATCAGTTTTTTTCCATTCATGGTGTGTTTATCAATTATGTTTTCAAGAACCGCCATATCAAATGCTTTACATTTCTTCTAACCATAAACAGACAATGGTACATATGAAAGACATAGATAGAATGTTCACTAATATTCCACAATTAAAGAAGTTTAAACCGAGAGGTGGTTGGGCTGTTGGGGCTATGCGATTAACTAATGGTAATGAAATATTAGAGCGTTCAGTAGGTTCTCAGATTCGTGGTCTACACCCTCAAGAAATTATTATTGATGACCCTCTAAAAGAATTTAGTATGACGGCTATTCAAAGAGTTACGGATTGGTTTTGGGGAGATATGATTCCTACACTTCACCATACTGCTTCTCTAAGAATGGTTGGAACTCCATTTACCTATACAGACATATTTGTACAATTGGAAGAAAACCCCGCATACAATGTCGAGAGATACCCTGCAATTAAACAAGATGGTTCAGCACTTTGGCCTAATCGTTGGAGTTTAGAAATGCTCGAAGAAAGAAAAGTAGAAATAGGTTCATCTAAATTTACAAGAGAATATCTTTGTGTTCCTATCAGTACAAATACTATGCTTTTTGCCCCCGATGCTATCAAAGCCTGTAAAAATCCCTATGCTTCGCTTGAGGGAGTTGCGAGAGATGATTATAGATATTACATAGGATATGACCCTGCTATTTCTGCAAATGGTGACTATACTGTAATGATGGTCTTAGAGGTTGATGATAATATGAATAAGCAGGTAGTACATATGTTTAGAGCAAAGGGTCTTGACTTTCGAGAACATATTAATCATATAATGGAATTGTGTAGAAGATATAAACCTGAAATTGTTATGATAGAAACTAATACCTTTGCTAAGGCTTTTGCTATGGAATTAAAAAACATATCAGATTTTCCTGTTAAAGAATTTACTATGAGTAGAAAGAAAAAGGAAGAGATTATTTTAAATTTACAGATGAATATTGACAATGGAAAACTTATTTTACCTACACAAAATGAAAAATCAAGAGCAGTTACAGATATGATAGTACAGGAATTAGGTGCTTTTGGTATTAATGCACATGGTAAAATTGAAGGTGTAGGCGCACATGATGATATAGTTATTGCTCTCGCATTAGCCAATTATGCAACAAAAACATTTAGCGATGCATTTATAGACATTGACAGTAGTGGACTATTTAATTCTCCTACTGTTACACCGAGTAAGGGAGGTGGCTTTTTTGGTATTAATACTTAAACAAGATGAAATTGATGTTGAAGAATTAGAACGAAATGTTGAAGAAATCAAAAGGGTTAAACAACAACAAGATATGTTAGAAGAATCTGTTAAACCTATTAAGGAAAAACTTAAACAAACATTTGGTAAATCAAATGTATCTAAATGGATTACTACACAATATGGAGATGAAGTGGAGATATTAAAAGAAATTTCTAAAACACTAAAAATTAATTTATCTGAAGCAACGAGTTATATTACACAACTACCCGTAGAACCAATTGTCGCTGAAAAGAATATTCCTGATTTAGTTAAAGAATTAAGAGGTATGAGAAGAAAATTAAAAGGAGATTCTAAAGATAAATTATCTAAAGGGATAGATTATTTAATTACAGCATATGAAAATTATGTTCAGAAAAGTTTAGATTCAATTTATTGGTTAAAGCCGTATCAATCAGGATTTAGTAGATTGGGGTATAGCCCATCACATATTCAAAAATTGCATAATATAAAAGACGGAGAAACAAGAACTAAAATTATAGAACTTTGTTGTAAAATGTGGGAAAGTGATTTAGAAAAGAAAAGTTTGGATTATGGTACAGAATACTCAAAGCATTGTGTTATTTTAAATGAAAGTAAAAAAGAACTAAGAAAAATACTTAAAGATATTCCGCATCAATCTATTAGAAAGGGTAAAAAAGAAATGATAGAAAAAAGTGTTAAAGAAATTTTATGTAATAATCAAGGCTTATCTTCCAATGAAATACATTCAAGGTTATCAGATGGTCATTCTAAAATATCAACACCACAGTCTATTTCTAAAATGTTAATGAAGATAGATGCCACTAAAGTAGATAATGAATATTATTTAGTTAAACCCCTAATTAAAAAGGATTTATATTCTTATGTAGCAGGTTTTATTGATTCAGATGGTTTTATTACTATGGATTCATCAACAGCACCGAGAGTAGGTATGATTGCTACGGGTCAAAGAGGTAAAGCATTTTTTCAAGAATTAGAACAAGAATTAAAATGTGGTAGACTTCACTTAGACCAAAAGGTAGGAGATAATAATAGAAGCCAACATAGACTAAATTTTTACAGTCAAAATGATATTAGTGCTATATTAGAAAAATGCTTACCACATTTAAGAATGAAGAAGGCTCAAGGTAAATTAATACAAGAGGCGATTAGAATCAAAAAATATCATAAGAAAACAGATTGGGCAAAACCAAGACTTCAAGAAATATTTAAACTAATTAAGTATGAAAATTGGAAAGATTCAAGAGGTCAAGGTGCTAAAGAATTTGAGAAATATGATATAGACCCCGAAGTAGTAGTTAAATACCATGATAATTGTAAGATGCAATTGATGGATAGTCTTGAAAGTGGGGTGGTTTGATGGGTTTAAGAGATTACTTGGGTAAATTTGTCAGAAGAAGAACACCGACCCCACTTGCTAAAGAAGTATACAATTTAGGAATACAAGAAAAAAGAAATGTTCAACATATTATTGGGCCTGTTTTATATGATGTTGCTAATCAATCAACAATAGTTAGGACTTGTATTACTCAACTAAAGACAGAAATATTTAGAAGAGGTTATGAATGGGAAAAATCGTTTTATAAAATATGTGAAGAATGCGGTACAACACATGAAAAAGAAACTGATGTTTGTAGAAATTGTAATAGTAATAAATTAAGAAGCCCATCTAACGCACAAATAGAATATGCAAAAAAATTCTTTGAAGGGTATGTTAATCGTTCTGAGCAAAAATTTATTGATGTATTAAAAGAATTAGAATCAGATTTAAATATTGCTGATGATGCTTACCTAATATTAGTTAAAGAATATTATTTAGATAATCAAGGTAATGTAGCATTACATAAAATAAAAGAAATTTATAGAGGCGACCCTTTAACAATGTATATTGATGTTGATGAAGAAGGAGATAGAGGTGAAGCGCATTACACTTGTGTAACACATAGAGATATTTATGCTGACAATAATGATAGTCCTTGTCCTCATTGTGGTAGTAAATTACAACCTGTTTATTATATTAATAGAGTACATGGTAAAGACCAATACTTTGTAGAAGGAGAAGTTATGCATTTAAGTAAGTATAACCCTTCAAGGCTTTATGGCTTTTCACCTATTCTAACTCTATGGAGTCATATTACAACATTAATTGCTATGGAAAATTATATCAATACATCTTATACAAAAGCAAGAGCACCAAGAGGTATTCTTGCTGTACAAACTAATAACATGGAATCACTTGT